CGCTTGCAGAAATACACTCTAAAATATTTTGAGTTGTTATCAAATCCTAAAATATTTAGAGTATAATCAGTATTTCGTTTGACAATAAAACGCGGACTTTTAACGACTGCGCCTGGTCTCAGTTCAAACATACGCTTTTGCCCATTGAAATAAAAGCCGTGCGCTGTGAAACCTAAACGACCATTATCCTCAGTCCAATGTTTCAAAGCGTCGTCAGCCCTCGAATTTCGTAGCATATTCGGGCCACCAACGTTGGCATATTTCCCAACCTCGACTTGGAACAGTTGATTGGTCAGAGCCATGCGAGCAACCTTATCAGCAATGTCAGACTCGCTACGACCGATTATCCTCTCATAGAGCTTGCTAGTCTCTTGCACTCGTTGAAAATCAAGCAAGTTAGCTTTGCCAGCAATCTGTGACGTAATACTTGCAAATTGCCCATCAACCGTCTGCTTGTACTGAGCAATCTTTGAAGCGATATCATTGTTCGTCTGCGTGCTTATCGCACTAAATCGACGTTCAAGACCTCTCACATCTTCTTGATATGTCGATTTCGCGACATAGTCGTTAGAGATATTTTGATGAAGAGTTGCGATATCAGCTCTTGCTCGCTCACTGATTTGCTTCGCTTCTTGAGCAACATTTGAGACAGCACCAGCGTTTCTCAAGGCTTCATCAGCCCTGCGCTTCACCTCTTGCAATGGACCATTGTCAAAGCTGCTAAAGCGCTGGTCGATAGTATCAGACAGTTGACGCTTGACTTCTTCAGTCTTGGCTTTTGCCAGTTCAATACCGTCAGAAATTTCCTGTCTAAGCAATCCAGCCTTATGATCAAAGTCTAAGTCAGCATTTTGAAGAGCCTTTTCAAGGGCGACTTCTTGTGCAGATTCTGTTACTCCAAGGATGGCATCCGCTGCGCTAGATAGCCCACCAGAAGCTCTAGAACCACCAGTTCCTGCCTTATCATCGAAAGTCAGAGAGATGTACTCTTCTTTCAAGGCATCAAATTCATAAGCAATAGCTTTCTTGAATGCATCGACATTGTGTTTCCAGCTCTTGAGGTTGACCGTATCCCCCATGTGAACAACTTGCCCATCAAGTTCATAGGCTTCAATCTTGATAGCATCGGAGACCTTGTCAATGCCCTCATTTGAGAACTTAGCCTGTGCCCACTTCTGCAATTCTTCAACAGTTTTTGCATTGTTGTTCTCATACTCTTTTTCATTGATATAAGGGTATGAGTTGATAAGAGGACTATCTACAGTCACTCTGAGAGTTGTTTCTTTTTCAGAGCCTTCAGGCTTAAACGTCGACTTTGCATGAATTCTTGTGACAACATTCTGACTATTTCTTGTGCGTTGATAATCTTTCAGATTTTTGTGCGTTGTAATAACAACACCACGATTCTCACCACGACTCTTCTTGATAGTCATTGCAAAGTTATCACGAACCAGCTCGCCTTCCCATGTACCAACAATGCTGTGCTTACCGTCCAGCAATACAGAGTACAGAGTTTCTGTTTCAGTCGTATTGAAGGTCCTACGATCCTGGATATCGCTATTGAAAGAAAAATCCCCCAAAGCAGTTTTGGTGTTTTGAACCATGCGAGAAAGAGCCATGCCACAGCTCTGACTAGTCACGCTCATTGGCGTGATAGAACGTTGCATCACATCGTCTGAAATGTGATAGGCTGTGATTTCAAGATGGTCATTGTGCTCAACAGGTTTCTTGATACGAAATAGCTGCGCACCAAGAACAGGAGTCGGCGCTTTTATCAGCATATCTTCTTTGATGAGCTGATAAATACCAGAGTCGGAAATGGGATATTTCACAGTTAAGGTGAAATCGCCATTCATCGTCTCTTTAACAATCGCCGAAGTCGATTCATGGAGTGGCTCCCCGTTCCACCGAACGGTTCTCACATCTTTATTAAGTAGATAAAGCAATTATGCCCACCCCCAAACCGTTTCGATTTCAAGCGATTGAATACCTGATCCCAAAACAACCCCAACATTCTTCACTTTCGCTGGATCAACTGTGATAAAATCCCCCGACCATTTCACTGGCTTCCCTGTTGTCGTTTTAAAACTTGGATTGTCAGGATTATTGACCATCACAAGCGATTCTGAGAGCTTTTCAAGCCTAATGACCTGACCAGCGATTGTAAACGAAGTCTCAGAAGCGCTCTGACCAACGATTGTGATTTTAGGAAAGGCAAGAGCAGAACCTTGAACGGTCAAGGTCCCACTTCTTGTCAATCTCTGTGTATCAGTGACTTTGAAGTGTTTGGTAGGGTGACAAGTGAAGGTTGCTTTGGTCATGTAAAGACCAGGTTGCACTTCTTCAAGGTCGCTCACATTGACCTTATAGCACCAAAGACGAGTTGTTTTGACTCGCTCACTCTCTAGCCAGAACTTTTCACGGATAAACAGACTCATAAATTGATTCATCTGTTCTTCAGTAGGTTTGACTAAGTAAATGGTATAAGTTTTCTTGACTAGTTCCCTATGCTTGTTCGTCTGAACAATTGCTCCACTGATACCACCATGCTCCAAAAGAGCTGTCTTGCTCTCTCCCAGAGCAATTGAAGGAGAATCATGGACAATGACTTTAAACGGAAAAGACGATGTTCTCACACCATCAATCACAAGCTCATTATGCTTTATCATGTAAACCCTCCTCTCAATTGTGTCTTACGTTGCAACTCGTCAGCAATCCTCTGCGCTACCTCATCAGCAATACGAATGATGTCAGCTTCTTCTCTGATAGTATTACCACTAATGGTAATGTTAATTGTCGGTGAAGTTCCACCCATAGTCTGAGCAATACCTCGACCGATAGCACCAAGTGTTTTGTCATTGAGTGGTAACACTGCTTCATTCCCAGCTTCACCACCAACCATGAGGTTATTGCCATTCATTCCAAAAATGGTTGGTTTCGTCATGATACCGCCCTTGGCATACCATTCGATGCTGATACTTGGAACACCCTGGCTCAACCAGTCGAGTGGATTGGCTGAACCGCTAACAGAGAAGTGAGGTAGTGGGATATGTGGCCAGCTAATGCTGAAGTTGAACAATCCCTTGATAGCTTCAATAGCTGAAGATACAGCATCTTTTGCCCCATTGATAGCACCTGAAATGGTACTCTTGATACCTTCCCAAACACTTGATACAGTACTAGATATAGCATTTAACACATTTGATACAGTATCCTTGATGCCGTTCCAGACATTTGATACAGTTCCTGAAATACCGTTGAGGATATTTGAAATGTAACTCTGAATAGCTGAAAAAATAGTCTGAACAATGCTTTGAATAGCTTGCCATACAGTAGAGAATACTCCCTTGATAGTTTCCCAAGCGCCTGACCAATCACCAGTAATGATCTGCATAACTGCTTGGATAATACCAAGGACAACATTGATTGCAGTCTCAACAACGGTCTTGATGATTTCCCAAGCTGTTGTAATGACAAGTTGGATATTATCCCAACCAGCTTGAATGAGTGGACCTAAAATTTCCAGAATTGTGCTTATAACCGTATAGATAGCATTCCAGACAGTCTCAGCACTTGCCCTGATAAGTTCCTGGTTCTCCGTCCACCAAGTAACAACCGTCCCAAAGATGCTCATAACAAAATTAGAAATCTCTGATACGACTGTGTTGATGACTTCAAGAATCGCATTCCAAACGGTTGTAACGACTTCACGAAAACCTTCGTTTGTATCCCAGAGATATTTTAAAGCAATTACTACTCCTGCAACAGCAGCAGCAATCGCTAAAGCTGTTCCAATAATTGGGAGAGCAGCTGTAATCATTGCACCAATCGAAATCTCCAAAGCAGTTGCAGCCGCTTGTAGTGTTAAAAATATAGGGACAATTACACCTACAATAGCTACAACAGTACCCATAACCACTACAAACTCTTTAATCGGTCCGGGTAAGCCACCAAACCATTCAGCAAAACCCTTGACGATATTCCCTAGCATTTCAAAAACAGGGGCCAAGACTTCTGCAATCGCAGCGCCTAGTTCAGATATGGCCAAAGTAGCTGAATTTTGAGCTGTTTTAAATTTGTCAATAGGATCAAGCGTAGATTCGTATGTTGAGGATACTAGTCCGGCTGATACTTGGGATGTATATCCTAATTCTTCAAAACTTAGTGCTCCACGTTTAATTGCGTCAACCATTTGAGGAGCTTTTTTGGCTCCAAAAATTTCCATCGCAGTGCTAAGAGCTTCTGTCTCACTCTTACTATTTTTGATAGAATCGATGGTTTCTTTCAAACCCTCTGTCATAGATTTGCCTTTTTTGGCATAAGCTCCTGCAGCCTTTGTCAAACCAGACAATGCAGCAGATGAATCAACACCATGTTGCTCCAATTGGCCAATAAGGGTGACCGCTTCTTCAAAACTTAGACCTAGCAACTTAATTTGAGGTGCACCGTCAGTTGCCTTTTTCATCAGGTCATCTACCGAAACACCTGTAGCTTGAGCCACGAAAGTGGTCGAATCTAAAACAGCAGATAAATTTTCGACAGACAATCCATAAGCTTCCAATGCTTGTTTTGATTGTATGGTCGCATTGGTTACATCAGAACCATTTATTTCTGAAAATTTGATAACATCCTCTGAAGCGTTTTTCAATGCTTCTCCGGTCAATTGAAATTGTGTGTTGACTTCTCCAACGGCATTCCCAACAGTTGAAAAGTCAGTTGGTAGCTCCGTTGCAATATCATTTGCAATTTTTTGCATGTCTTCAAGTGCTTTTCCACCAGCGCCAGTTTTAGTGACAATGATGTCCATACCTTCATCAACTTGACGAAAAGCTTCCAAAGCACTCTTCCCAAAATCAACCAACTTTTGACTGATGTCTGATAGTTTTTCAGAAAATTGATTGAGCAATTCAGCTTTTAAGAGATTGTTTGTTTCGCTAAGAGAACCGCTCGCTTGTTTGCCAGCATTCCCAAGGTTACTCATCTCTTGAGAGAGATTCGAGTAAGCTGTTTTAGCTTGATTCAACTGTGTTTCCATTTTATTGGCTTCAGCTGAATTTTCACCATACTCTTGCTTTGTAAGAGCTAATTGCTTTTCTAGATTTTCAATCTGCCGAGCAACAATATCAGATTGAGCTCCAATCCTTTTCTCAGCAAGTGCCAACTTGTCAGCTTCACTTGCGTTAGCTCCTAGCTGACTTTCTTGCAATTTGAATGAACTAACTACTTTTTCATTCTCGCTAGCCAGTTGCTTCTGCTCATTTTGCAATTCTTTTAATTGGTTCTTGTTGTTCTGAGTAGCACTCCCATTCTCAGCAAGTGCCTGGTTGACATTAGCAAGTTTGCCTTCGTAACCTTTAAGGACATTCTTGGTAGTTTCAACTTCACGTTGAAAAGCTCGATACTGATCTGCGCCAATATCACCATTTTTGAATTGTTGTTCCACCTGAGACTGAGCTTGTCTCAAGATTTCTAGTTTCTCTTTGGTCGTAGCAACTTGCTTCTGCAAGACTTCTTGCTTCTGAGTCAGGAGCGTTACGTTCCCTGTATCAAACTTCAAGGCCTTGTCAATCTGTCTCAACTCCTGACTTGCATCAGTAGCAGCCTTATTGACATTTTTCAGCGCCTTCTGCAAGGGTTGCGTGTCGCCATCGATTTCAATTTTGATACCTTTGATATTTCCTGCCATATTTCCTCCTTTCATAAAAAAATAGAAAAGCGCTGAGAGAACTTCTACCACTGATAATGCAGTCAGACCAACGAACTTGGTCTCAGAATCGCTCTCTCAGCACTCATTTTTTCTTTAAAAACTGTCAAAATCAGCTTGCGTGGCCTTCCGTTCGCCACCCTTATCCTCACTCCGTAAATTCACATAATCCGTCTGATAATCCAGAGCCATTCCGATTGAGATGTGCTTTAGATCATCAATAGACAGACCAGTTTCTTTACAGCAGGAAAGATAAGACTCTACTGTGAAGATTTCTTCACTAGCTGATTCTGATTCATCTGGTGCTTTTTTGTCGTCATGCTCGCATTCAGCATTTCCATCAGCACAGGCCCAACTTCCTGAATCGGAAAGACTTCCATTTCCATGAAGAATTGTTCATAAGGCTTGATGTGAGGATTTGCTATTTTAGCGAAAACCCAAAAAAGACGGTAAAAGAAGGTCATATCAAATTCTTCCAATATTGAAGTATCAATGTCAGTAGCTTTCAATTCCTTGTCGCCTTCCAGTTTACTCAATGCATTCATGAGTGATTGATTTTTCGACATCAAGAACATCTCTTGAAAAAAATCTTTCCCAAATTGCTGCTTATAAGCGAGAGGAGCAAAGGCATTTGTGCCTAACTCATACTCCTGATCGCCAACCAAAACGATTTTACGCATAGATCTTCTCCTTAAGCCGCCACCGCAGTAGGTTCATACACTTTCTTGAACCAGTTGTCATACGCATCCTTGTTATCAGCTGATGTGATTGAACGTTTAACAACTGTGTCCAACGGGCGTGGGCTAGCTTTAAAACTAAGCTCACGTTCGTTTGTTGATGTCCCATTCTTAGTTTTTGAACCAAGAGATGGGCGACTAGCAAAGCAGTAGTACATCACATAGCGAGTCTTGTTTTTGTCACCAGCAAACTCGAACATCATTGCGAACTCTGTCAAGCTCGCATCTGCTTTTTCGGTCATGACACCAGTCTGAGGATCCTTGATTTCACCAAGAATTTTTGTTGCAAATTCATCAATGATGTGCGGGATTTTAAGTTTACCTTCATATCCTTCATTTGAATTCATGAAATGGTAATCCTTGTTGTCTGCCTTGATAGGGGTTGTTTCCCCTTTAGTATCAAGTGTCAGCTCCATTGCTCCAGGAAAACGAAAAACATCACCGTAAGTAATAACTCCATCTGCTGCAAGTGTCTTGATAGGTGCGATATGTACATTTTCTAGGCCAAAGGTTACTTTATTTTCTTGAGTCATGTCATTCCTCCTTAGTATAGATAGACCGTATAAGACTTGACATAGAGTCTTTCAGTCTCGATAAATGTTTCTTCTTGAACATCGAAAAAGAGCTCGTTGGTTATCCACAGCTCTTCCAGACGTTCTTCCAAATCTTCATCCTTACTCTCAAAAGCTAGCTCTACTGTCACGCTCTTAATCTGATGATTAACCGTGTTGTCAGCTGCATTGATGGCTGGACTCGATTCATAATAGACCAGGTAAGGTAGGTCAGGAGCGTTCCCAGTTTTAAACGCTCGATAAGTGACAGGCAAGTTTGCCTGTTCCAAAATAGCAGCAAAGTCTGATAGCTTCATTTCCCAATCTCCTTGATACGCTTCTCAAAGTTCTGAATTGCTTTTTCTTCAGCTGGCTTGATGTGGACGATACCAGCGATACGACCACCATTTCTTGAAAGGTGCCCGTTTTCAAGTATGTGAGTAAGACTTGCAACTGCGTTGAAAACGACAAAAGAGCCATTTGCCAACTTCTTCTTTTTCCAACTTCTACGATACTTTCCGTATCGTTTCGGACTTGTCTCTTTCAACTCATCCACAGTCTCATCAGCCACTTGCTCTGCAATTTTATCCACTTCTTCAGTAACCTCATCAGAGTAAGCTGCAAGCTCTTTCGCTATCAAATCAGCAAGGTCATTACTCATTTCAAGACCTCTGACAAAGTCAACTCTAAAATTTCAGAATCGATAGGATAGGTTTTCAAGATACGATATTGCTTGCCTTCAAATTTCGCAAACTCCTGATCCTCATACTCAAAATTTCGAATCTCAACAACCAAGCTCGGTTTTAAACCTGCCTGATTTGCTTGATAAAATTCAGAGCGAGTAACCCTCTTTTTTTGACACAAGAGAGTAACTTCAACATCTTCAGAGATTGGTTGTAGTAGTTTATCCTTACCTGTGACTTTTTTAGAGATCAGCGTGATTTCATGATTCCACATTCTTGACCTCTTTCTTTGATGCTATCTGTAAATTATGCAGTCGCCACTGAAGATGGCGTGGCATATCCACCCCACCCTCATAGCGATAAGCAGCATAGTCAACGATAAACATTTCATGGTCAGCACGCTCACCAACAAGCTCGATACCAAGGTTATCGGTCAATTCAGTGATGACACTTGAAATGATTTTTTCTAACGGCTTGTCTCTCAAGCTGGTTGAAATACCCAGCTTAAGCTTCAGCAATTCTAAAAGCTGACCTTCATCCATGCTTACTCCTCAACTTCCTTAGCAGGCTCTTCAGCAGTTTCCTCAACTGTTTCCTTAACTGTTTCTTCCTGCTCAACTGCGGGCTCTTCCTTAACTTCTTTTGTTTCAGGAGCTGGTTTCTTAGGCTCATCATCTCCCAAAACCTCAAGGAAGATAGAGCCAGCAGTGTTAGAACCAGTCAAAAGGCCATTGGTAAAGCTATCTGTGGGATCATATCCTTCACGAGGAAATATATCGCCAACAGCATAGTCATGTTTTTCAGGATCAGCCAAGTCCTTGAAAGGACGGATTACTTTATAGCTCATACGCCACCTCCTTAAGCTACAACATCAGTGTAAGTTCCGAAGAATCCAGCTTCTTCATCTACTTTCTTAATATCCAAACGGATAAAAAGCCCAAGCAATTGTCCGTAAATGTCATTGTTCACCCATTTAACGGATACTTGAGCACGGTCAAATTCTTTGACGAACTCAGTGACATCTCCAATGAAAAATTTCATGTCTCCTTCGTTTCCAAACACTGTGTCATCTACTTTGTAGATTGTTTTCCCACCAAATGAATAGCCAGTAGGTGAAGCTACATCAGTTTGAAGCATGTAGCGTCCATCTTTGTCCTTCACCTTGTCTAGTGCAGCAAACATTGACTTAGTTACAACGATGCTTGCTTTGTAAATTGATTTAAGCTTCTTGTTGTAGATGTCTTTAATGCCATCAAATCCAGCGGCATCTGCTTGGGTAGCTGTTTTGAGGACAGCTGTAACTAATGACAATTCAGTGTTTTCACCTTGATTGAACACTTCGTCTTCAACAATGGACATGATGTCATAGTCTGCGTCGTCAATCATTTCTTGCGAAACAGGGACATATCCACGGTAAGTCTTGATTGAATAATCAATCTCGCTGATTGCTGGTTTTCCGAGTTCTGGATTTGACTTCAATTCATCTGTTGAAACCATTACACCATCCGTTTTCTTGATAACTGGATATTTACCAGATCCACTGTTAACTTTCACACGTTCCACAAGATCCAAAAGTGGATTACGTGTTTTGTTAACAAAATGAGGTTTCAAAACTTCAGTAGGGATTAAAGCTGCGCTTCCTGAATCAGTAGTTTTCAAGCCTACGATATCACGAGTTTGACCAGTACGAATGTATTTAGCGATTGCGTCACGTTGTTCCAATTTCTGTCCTCCACGTTTTTCTTGACTTGGGTAAGTCGGTGCTTTACGATTTAGTTCTTCAACTTGATTTTTCAAATCTTCGATTTCTTTTTCAAGTTGTTCTTTTTCTGCTTCCTTTTCATCCAATTCTTTCTGGATTTGTTCAAGGTTCTTTTCAACTGCTGAAACTTCTTCATCATTTCCAGCTTGTTCCAATTTAGCAGCTTCAATCTCTGAGCGCTTGTTCAATTCTTTGATTGATTCTTCAAGCTCTACCACTTTGTCTGCTTTGTTGCGCATGCGAGCGCCTAAAATCAATGATTTATGCATAGATTAAATTTCTCCTTAATTTCTTTCTTGCGCTTGTCCAGCGCTTCACGATTGGCACGTTGTTGACTTTCAAAGTCTTTCTGTCGTGCAGCAATTTCCGTTTGTGGATAAGCTGGGAAAGTACATGGACTCACTTCAAAGATTTCTAATTCTAAGATAGTGTCCAGGTACGAACCATCTGCTTGCTCTTCCGTATTGATTTTGATTGGGATAAAACCAAAGCTACATCCAATCACATCACCACGCTGAACACGAGCATAGGCCCCAACAGCTTGCGGATCATCTTTGTTGATGATGATGTCCCCGTAAAGTCCGATTTCATCAACTCCCAAAATGACCGTTCCATTACCAGTCCGACCAAGCACCAAACTATCATCATGGTTAAATAATGCCCTGATGTCAGCTTCTTTGATAGCTTTTTCAACACCCTCACGCTTGATTACCTCAAAGTATCCTGGCCATAATTCAGTAACTTCATCAAACTTGATAAAGTACCCACTCAAAATCAAATCACCAGTGTCACTTTCTTCTCGTGTCTTGAACTGAGCAGTACGATAACTATTCCGTTTGTTCATTCTCTTCCTCACCCCCTTTCAGTTTCTTTTGGTCCCCAAGTCTGTCTTGCGGTAGATAATTTTCAAGAGCGAGGAGCTCATCCATGTCAGGATCAGGTGGCATTCCAAGCCAATCCCTCCACTCGTTTCGACGCATTGCCATACTTTTAGTCATCTGTTCAGCAACTGAAGACAATTCTGTAATATCATACGAATAAAGCGAGCGAGCATTAAGTTTGAAATACCGATTGTTTGAAACGAGTAAGTCTCTCGTTAAGGTCTGAGTGATTGTCGTAGCAATGCTCATGACCGTTGTATTGACAAAGTTGTTGTATTCTTCTTTGTCAAAGCTACCAACTCCCAAAATAAAAGCTGGAACTCCCAAAAGCCCAGCAACTGTTTTCTTGTCAATTTCAACAGATTCATTGATAGCTATATCTTTTAAGCTAAGTGGTTTGACCTGTTCAACCTCTAGCAAAGCATCTGGAACAATCCACGGTTCACCCGCTTGACTTGTTGTTAAGTATTTCTTAGCAACCTTGTCACGTCCTTCTTGTGTGCCCAACTCTCCATTCGAAGAATCAACCTTAACAATCAGGCTAGGAACATTCTTTCCATTCATAAATCCTTTTTTGATTTGAGTCGCAAGGTTTAAATTCCTAACAATATCCCTCAGAGCAAGCCTGTAGCCAGTCCCTACAAATGGATTATCTGGATCTGGGTTGATTACAAAGTGCACGATTTCGCTTGGGTTGTAGTCAATACCACGATAATTTACGATATAACCAACATCATCACTTTTGAAAGAGACCTCACTCATTGCGAATGGTCTCAGGTTCAAAATATAATCATTCACAGGATCATATTCGACATGAAGAACCGAATTTCCGTCACCAAATAGCAACAGGTCACGCACAATCTTGAAAATCCAAGTCTTGCGAGTCATGTTGTCGCATGGATTTACATCGATTTTTCTAGCTAGTCCGTCTTTAATTCGGATGTCGCCCTTGTCGGTATTCTCCATCAAGTGAATAGTCATGTTCGACACCATGTCAGCAATCTTATTGACCGCAGCAATCACATCAGGATTGCGAGCCAGTGGCACATAGCTATCACCGTCGATATAAAGACCAAAATCTGAATGAGTGATAACATTCGTTCCACTTCGACTCTTACCACGTTTCAAAAACCTATCTAAAAGCCCCATCTTTCCTCACCTCCTTTCTCTAATCAAAGAAGCTCATGACATTCTGATTCTTGCCAAGGTTGGCAAGAGCCTGAATACAAGCAAAAACGCTGGCATCAAACAAGTCAATTCTTGCAGTACCACCGTCACCGTCTAATTTCTCATATTGCACAGCATCATCCACCTTTTCAATCGCTCTAACATTACTCACACAGTATTCGTAAGCGTCAGAATGAAGATAGTAAAACTCTTTATTCTTAACTTTGAACTCAATCCGTCTGAATCCCTCTGATTTCAGATAGAAAAGTTGAGGTTGGTCAATCATCTTGAACCGAGCTTGTTTCATTTTTGTCAGGAACTCACGACCAAACTTCCTATCCATTCCGACAGCAGCAATCTTGAACCCTTTCTCTCTCATCTTGATGAACCATTTGACAATATCATCATAGAGAACGGTCGGAGTATTGCTCATCGTCAGCCAGCCATCAGACTGCCACCCAAAGAGTGGAATCCCGTCATCATTGGCTTTTTTCTGAGCATTGACACGAGGAAAGAAAGCGTGTGTGATACAGATATCAACATCTTTTTCACCATCATGATAGACACCATAAAGAGCAGCAGCTGTCAAGTCGTGCAACCTTGACAAGTCAGCACCACCATACCATTGGATTGGCAAGCGTGCCAGCTCCTCTAGGGTCCAATCGTATTGACTATCTGAAGCTATGAACTCATCAGGATTGAAGTAAGCGTTCATTGAGTTTGTAAAGACATTCAAAGTCTTGTTGAAAAACTCATTTCTTGTCTGTGGATCATTCATAGCCTGCTCAGCTTCTTCTCTCAGAGCCTTGAGCGATACCGTCACACCCCACGATGGGTTGGCTTTCTTAAGCACATTCTCGTCTAGGTAATCACCGACATCTCCATCTGTTGACTGGTCAGCTTTGCAGATGAATATGAACAAGGAATCATCCTTAACCAATTGCTTGAGAACCTTTTGACAATATTTCAGACGGTTAGCAAGAAATCCTGTAGGAATATCCCCAGCCGTAGAGATAACAAAAAGCATACTGTTTCGGTATGCTGACATTGTTTTCTTCATAAGACCATATTTCTTACTGTTCCTCATCGTGTGAGCTTCATCCATGACAACAACGTTTCCATTCAAAGCGTCCAGACGGCTCTCATCATTTGCCAGAGCTTGAATAAAGAAAGAACCTTCATCACCAAAGTTAGCACTGATTGAGTGTTCCTGGTTGTTGTCCTTGATACGGATGTTCTTGTCATTCCATCGCTCAACATTGAACTTCAAAAATCCAAAGGCTTCCATCGCTTGCTTGACTGAATTGGCCACGATGTAGCATTTTGAACCGCTGTCTGTGTCTAATATCTGATAAGCAAGTGCGATTGCAGCAGTAAATGAGGTTTTCCCATTCTTCCGAGCAAGCATGATAAGCGCTTCTTTGAACCTGCGCTCATTTGTACCCTTGTAGTAAAATCCAAATAGGTTCACAACTACAAAATGTTGCCACGGTTGCAAGAGTAATGGCTTGTTACGGATAGACACCGCAAACATATCATCGCCCTGCTGATGGACTATCGTGTTTTCGATGAAGTGAACAACGAAATCGACGATATCCTCATCCATCTCAAACTCTGGATTGTCAAGATCACGAATGAACCTTTCAGCAGCAAGAATGTTTTCCTCGCAATGTTCCTCTCTGTGAGATATGACGTGCTGATCATACTCTTTCGCTTTATCAAGATTACCCATTGCCAGTCACTCGCTTCTTTTTGATTTCGTTCTTGAACTTCAGGACCTCAGTAAGAACTGAATCACCTTCTTGTTCTACTACCTCACCGAGAGACTTCGGATTCATCATCAGCTGATTAGAGTAGCTGAGGATGTCTTTCCTCAAAATTTCCATCGCTGTCAAGATTGGAACTTTGCGCTCATTCTCTGCACCAGCCTTATTGACGTAGGTGTCTGTTACTGGATAACCCATGTCAGCATAATCTTGAGCAAGTTTCTGATACTGATATAGCATACCTGCAAAGATGTCAATGATCATTTCAAACTCTTTACGATAAGTGCCCAAGTCTTTCATCTGCTTGACCACTTTTGACTTAATCGACTTCGCTGTAATTGGTTTAGCCAAAAACTACCTCCTTTCGCCAAAATCGCTTAGTTTTTACCCCCTTTTTGTTTGAAGGCCCCCGACTTGGAAAAAGTTCCCTTCAC